GAGCAATCGCCACGAATACAGGTACAGTTAAAGTTACACGTCTTGGACACAACTTGAGCAGTCATTGTTACCTTGATGGGCGATTATTAATAGTAATAGAAGAATCAATTTTTACTATTAATACAAAAAATTAATACAAAAATAATTAATATCTTTTTAATTGTCTTTTAATATTTCTACCTCCTCTAAAACGTGGTAGTTCTGTATTTATTGATGTTTGTGGTTGTTTTCTATTGTCAAAACGCGGTGGAGCTCTTTTTATTGATGTATCACTTCTATTAGGTAGTCCGCGTTGTGGTGCTGTATTATATTTAAAATCTTCTTCGCGCTCAATATTTATTAATAATGTATTATATATTTCTTTCAAATAATCAATATTTATTAAAAATTGTTTATTATTTGTTAAAACAATTATATACTTAATTTTTAATTCAGTTAACGAATCATGTTAATCAATATACCCGAAGTTTCTATCACAATAATTTAATATGTCTTGTCTATTTATATTATTATATTTAATATTAAATTCTATTTTATCGTTAATATTTAATTTATTACATTTAGCATTTATTAAACTATTAAATTCATCTATTGATGAAATACTAAAAGTAGTCATTAATATTATATATGTTTCTATATATAATATTATATTTTTTAATATCTTTTTAATTGTCTTTTAATATTTCTACCGCCTTTTTTACTATCTAATGGTTTTTTATCTAATTTATTATTACCACTTGTTAATGTTGATCGATTTAATGGTGCTAATCTTGATGGTGCTATTGTTGGTTTTTCTAATGGTGTTAATCTTGATGGTGTTAATCTTGATGGTGCTATTGTTGGTTTTTCTAATGGTGCTAATCTACGCATTGGTTGTATGTGTTTGGCTGCTAATGGCTGTGAAGTAATAGTGATTTTATAAATAGTATAATAATTAGATTTTACATAATTTAATAATAATGTTTTATTATAAGAATTTATTGATTTTTGTTCTATTTTAGTTAAAAATAATTCATCATTATTATCTTTATCAATATTATAATCTAATTTTTTAAATATTTTTTTGATTTGATTAAAAGTTATTATATTAAAACATTTGAATTCAAATGTTTTAATTTCATTTATATTTGAATTAATTTCATTTATAATATCTTCTTTATAACTCTCTAATTCTTTTATTTGTAATTCTTTATAATAATTTTGTAATTTATTTTCAGGTTTTATTGTTATTTTTAAATATTCATCATATTTATAATCTTCTAATTCGTCATCATCTTCCTCTTCATCATCTTCCTCTTCTTTATTAATTAATTGTAATATTCCCAAATAATTTTTTTTATTTACTATAAATTTAACGTATAAATAATCATCACTATTGTTATAATAAACTAAATCAAAATCATTTCTTTTAACAAATGTATTAAAATATTTATCTTTTATTTCTTCTATTGATAAATCATTAATATTAGGTATTTTTTTAACTTCACCATAATCTTTATATTCTATTATGAATTTTAAATAATCAATTAAAATATTATATTCAAAATAATCATCATAATCTTCATTATCTTCATATATAAATAAATGTTTATCATTAAAAAATCCCTTTGTAAATATACTATAATCTTCATCATCTCCTGAACTCATTTATTTGTATCTATATATACTATTTATATCTTTTTAATTGTCTTTTAATACTTCTACCGCCATATTGACCTAATCGTTTTTTATCTAATGGATTATCACTACTTGTTAATGTTGATTGATGTAATGGTTCTAATAATCTATTTCTATTAGCTTTACTAAATAATTTTTCTAATTTTTCTTTTTCTTTCAAATTTTGTGAAATACGCAATTTAGCAGCTTCTATTGTTCTTGAACCAAATGGCATTGAAACATTTCTTATTCTTGACTGTTCTGGTTGATTGTATGGTAAAGATTCTGAATCAATAGTAATTATAAAATTACTATTTCCAGTATATTCAAACGTATATAAATATTTGTATGTATTTAATTTTTCTATTATTTTACTAATTACTAATTTATTTCTTTCTTGTTGATCAATTGTATAACCTAATCTTGAAAAATAATTTTTAATTTTATCAATATTTATGAATATTGATCGAAAATTAATAATTTTTTTAGTTTCTAATACAATCGAATTTTCATTTATTATATTAACTAATCTATTTAATTCTATTTCTTCTGTTGATATTTTTATTACATATTTATTATATTGTCTAATATATCTATATTTAATTGAATATAGATATTTATCCTGTTCTTTTATTTTACTAAATAATAATTTATTTCTCTCTTCTTTTTCAAATGTATAACCTAATTCTAATAAATAATTTTTAAATTTATCAACATCTATAAAGTTAAAATATGAAACAAAATCAAATTCATTAAAATTTGATTTTGACAAATTTTCATCAATTAAATTTCTTAAATATCTAAATTCATATTTATAATGATTTTTAGAAGTTTTTATATTTATTGTTAAAAAAGTAGTAGGTTCATATGGTTCATCTTCGGTATATTCACAACCATTTAATCTATCATTATCAAATTCTGCTATAGTTATATTTTCTAATTTTAGTATTAAAATATATATATTATCATTATATTTTAATTTAATATGACAAATATCATTCTCATGATCAAATAAATATGATAATGATAATGATTCATCTAATAACTTTCGTGTTATTAAATATTTAAAATATTTATCAAAAATATTACTTAATGTTAAATTTTTAATATTAGCTATTTTTATATTTTCTATATTTTTATTTAATATAAATATTAAATAATCAATTAAAATATTATAAACTTTATATTTTTTATAAATTTCAAGTTCTACTTCATCTTCATTTTCGTATATAAATAAATCTTTATATTTAAATGTTCCTAACGTAAATAAATATGGATCGCTATAAACACTCGATGACATATAATAATCTATTTCTGTTTAATAGTAAGAATATTAAAATAGCAGTTAATTTTGCTATATATAAAACAAAAAAATAATATTAATATTTCTTAAATAATCTTTTATTACTATTTGAGCCACCATTTTTTACTTGTAAGGGGGGTAAAGGTTTTAAATATGGTAATCTTTTTATTTTGAATGGTAATTGTTTTAATTCATTTAATGGTTTTTTATTTTTTTCTTTTAATTCATGAGCTAATGTTTCTAAATTAAATATTTTTATATTATAATTAAATTTTTTATTTACTGTATTTTCTTTTATTATTATTCTACATTTTTGTTTATTATTTATTATAATTAATTCATTACTTTCATAATTTTGAATAGTACCATTATTTTCATTATAATAATCTATTATATCTTCAATAATACTACTATTAGATTCATAATTATCTTCTATTTCGTGTTTATTTGAATCTTTCATAGTAGTAATTACTTCATTAATCTTTTTTAATAAGTTTTTAAAATCTTTATTATCATAATCAGTTATAAATAATTGTAAAGTTATTTTATATATTTTATTATAATCTTGATTTGGTATATTTTCAAATTTATATTTATATTCATACTTTTTATTATCTTTTTTTTCAGTTTTGCTTATTATTAATTCATTTTTATTAAAATTTTTAATTTGATATTTAGGTTTTTCAATTTGTAAAAATTGTTTTTTAATTTCATCTAATGTTGTTAATTTTGAACTTGAATCAAATTGTATTGTTATTATATTTTTTGTTTGTGTTAATGAACGTTCTTTTTTATTAATTATTTTCATTATATTTTTAAAATCAATATTTAAATATTCTTTTTTTGTCATTATTGATACTGTTAATAATTCATTTAAACTTATTATATTAATAATATATTCGTTTTGATATAAAAATAAATATTCTTGTTTTATATCTTCTTCGCTATCTTCATTATCATAACCATCTAAATAATATATAATTTCAAAATAATTTTCAGGTTCTGGTAATATTTCACTATCTAATTCAAGTTTTGAACTATTATCAATTTTAAAAGTTGATAAATTATTATTATCTATTTTATATTTTATATAGAAATAGAAAATACGATCACTATATTCATAATTTTCTGGATATAAATCATTATTATTAAATAATTCGATTACATTAAAATTACGATTTTTAAAAAGATTATATAAATAATTTTGTTCTTCCATTATTATTATTGTAAAATAAGAATCATTTGGATTAGCAGTATATATTTTAAATACATATGAACTACCATCATTATCAATTTGATATACGAATTGTATAGCTTTATCATTTAAATATTCGTAAGGTAATATATCTTTAATTTTGAATATTTTTTTATTTTTAATTTTATTAATAATAAACGATATATTATCAGTTTTAAGTTTTTCTTTATTATTTTTAATTTGATATAATATATAATTATAAAATACGGTTTTATCCATAGAAATATTTTCAGGAAGATTATTTTTAAGTCTATCAGAATAATTTAATAGATTTTGTTCATCAAAATCAGTTTTTTCAAAAATCTTTGTATATTTTTTATAAATATCTGTCATATTTATCTATATATATATACACATAAAAATAATCTATTAACTAATATTAAATGGTATTCTATTACCTTTTATAAATACTAAATCATATTCATTCCACATAACACCTCTATATTGATAATACATTATATCATCATACAATTTAATATTTGATAAAGATTTTGTAAAATCTACATCTTTATATACATTTAATAATGAGCCAATATTCCAATTATTTTTAATAATTTCTTTATTATCTATTGTTTCATCAAATGTTTTAGTATATTCGGTAATACTAAAAATTTTACAATTAATTAAATATTCTAATGTTTCTTTATTCATTGAAAAAATATATGATTGAACATGAGGTCTTATTATTGACCCATTACAGCAAGTATTAATTGTACTTCCAAATAATTTTATATTATCTTGTAATCCATTTATATAAATATCAGTCCATTTTATTGATTTATCTCTTAAAAATGGACAAATAATTGAAGAATTACAAAATATAAAATTATTATAATTTTTATATAAATCGTTTTCTAATAATCCATTACTCCAAGCTCCAAAATCATATCCAATATTATCTCTATAAATAATTTTAACATAATCAGGTATATCTATTTTAAGATTTTTATTATTACAAATTATAATAAAATCAATATTATCATCTTTAAATATTGAATTGTTAATAAAATACTTTACTCTTTCATTATATATATGAAATACATATAATACTAATGTTTCTTTCATTTTTATAATTATAATTATTGTTATTTATTTATATAATCCATTAAATAAGCAAATGGTTTGACTGTTGTAGATATTGGTTCTATATAACTTTTATATTCAACCCAACATAATTTACGTTCTGTTTTTTGTATTACTTTTATTTTAGACTTATTAATTTCTTTTAATTTTTCAATAGTATTATTGTAATACAATAACAATGAATTACCTAACGCAAAATTATATTTATATACAAATCCAGTATCATCTACAATTAAATATTCTTGATTTATAAGTTTATTATCATCGACCCAATTAAATTCTTTTTTTATTGTATTATTTAATATATATTGTCTATTGTCTTCTATTATACCAATAATAGTTTTTTGTTTTTTATCTTCATTAATATTTCTTAATATACAAGCAAATAATTTAAAATAAGTATTGGTATTATTAGAAACAAAATTATTTATTTCGTTTATATTATTATTCTTATTTATATAAGAATAATTATTTAATGTATATTTTGGATATTTTTTTAATAATAATTTATTTATATCATTAAAATAATTTGTTAATTGATTATTATGATTATAATGAGAAACTATAATAAAATCTAATTTTTCTGAATTATTATAACTAAAATATTTACGTAGAGTATATATATACTGATTATATGTATTATTATTTACAATTTTATTAAATAATTTTTTTGTTGGCGTTTTTTCATATGTATAAAAATTATGATAATTTGGATAATATTCATTATTATTAAGACAAATTAAATCTATAATTGTTTTATTCGAGTTTAATTGTATCATTTTAATTAAATACAATTCAAAAAATGGTAAATTATTATTATAATCCTTATAAATATATAATTGTTTAATTAATAATTTTAATGATTTATCTTTGTTATATTTATTATAAAGATCAATTATACTAAAATTATGATATTTATTATCAATTTCAATTTCCTTAAATAGGATTTCTATATTATTATACCATTTATTAATGTTTAATTGTGATATATCTAATACATATTTTTTATTTTTTTTAAACATTATTATTATAATAAGTTTTCTTTTTAAATTATTATTGTTCTATTTGAATACTAATAGGATTTAATGATATTTCTATACCTTTTGGAGAAGATGAAATATTTTTAACATTATAATGTTTTTTTAATTCGTATCTTAATATTTTTTTCAAATCATTTATATTATCTTCTTTTAAATCGTCTTCTTTATATTTATGATTTTTAATTAAATAATTTATTATTTCTTCTTTTGAATAATCTTTTAAATCATATATATCTCCTATTATTGAACTCATATGAGATAAACTATTTGTTTTTGATGATTCACTAAAATCTATTTTTTCATTATTTTCTTCTACTATTTTTGTATAAATTAATATTCTATCACCTTTATTAAAAGAATAACATAAATCTTCTTTTTTATCTTCCAAATTATGAAAATCTAATTTACATTTTTTTTTGTTTAAACAAAATCCTTCTTGTTTATTTAAATCCCAATCATAAGGCATTAAAGAACACGGAGATATTGTTGTATTATTTTGATTCCAACCATTATATACATATCTTTTATTATTACAAGTTAAACCAACTATCGCGTGTCCTACTTCTTTTTTATTATAATTAGATAATAAACAACTATCTAATTTATATTTATTACCATTAAAATAAATTATATCTTTATAATTTATAATATCATCTTTTTCATCATCTTTAATATAATCATCAATATTAAAATTAATTGTATGTATATTTTCTTTCATATAATCATACCATTGTTCAAAATATATTTCTTCCACAAATTTATTTAAGTCATTATGAAATAAAATTAAATAATCTGGTCCTTTATCTTTTAATAATTCAGTCAATTCTTCATTATTTTTTTTACTATCAAAATTTGTATTTTTAATATAATATATATCATTATCATCAAATATAATTTTTGTATAATTATAAAAGTTTCCAAAAAATGCTCCTTTATAATAATAAATATCTAAACATTTCATTCCTATATGTTTTAAATATTTTACTATATAAACAAAAGTCCAACCAATACTATTTTTTTTTTGTATTTTTTCTTTTAATTCTTCTTTTAAATCATTATCATATTTTGATATCATTTTTAGTAATATATTTTCTGGTTTAATCTTCTTATATAATTTTTGTATTTTTGTTTTATCTGGATTATGACTTTGTATTAATATAGATTTTAATACTTTTTGAAAACTATCTTTATTACCCCAATTATTATTTTTAATTTTTTGAAATAATATATTTCTCGAACCTTGACTATATAAAGAAGCCATTAAGATAGCATTAAACCAACAAGTACCTAAAAATTGTGGTATAACATCTAAATTAGTACATTTATTATTATTATTTATATATATAAATAACTTATCACCAGTAGCAAAATTATAATTATATTCATTGCTATTATCATCATTAATTGTATAAGTTTCATTATTAAATTTATTATTTATAATCCAATTAAACTCTACAAATATATTATCTTTTGTATCGTCAATAATAAATTGCTTAAAATTATATATAATACCTAATATATTTTTTTGTTGTCTATCATTATTACTGTTTCTTAATATACAAGCTATCATTTTAAATTTAAAATTTTTATTAATAAATTGAGATGGTAGAATAAAACGAATTTCAGTAATTTTATTATTTTTAAAATCAAAATTATTTTTTGATATTAATTTATATTGATTGTATTTTTGTAATAAATTACTTTTTAAACTATTAAAATAAGTTGTTAATTGTTCATTATAATTATAATGAGAAACTATTAATACATCAAGTTTTTCATTGGATGTAGAAAAATATTTATTAATATCATTTAAATATAATTTATAAAATTTATTATTTAATAATCTTATATTATTATTAAAATTAAGATTATTATCATAAGTATAATAATTATGTAAATTGGGATAATAATTATTACCATCTAAACAAAATAAATCAATAACAGATAAATTATTATTTTTTAATAAATTAATTAAAAATAATTCAAAAAAAGGTAAATTATTACAATGATTATATTCATGAAGTTTTTTAAAAATAATATGATTTTTATCTGGATTATATTTTTTTAATAATTTTTCAAGATTATTATTATTTAATAAAGTATTTAATGTATTAATACTTTCTTTTAATTTATCAAAATTATAAACATGTTCTTTAATATAATATACAAAGAGCATTAAAAATATTTCAAGCATTTTATACCAACAAGTATAATTATTAATTTCTTGTTTAGATTTTCTTTCAAATAATCTTTTTAACATTTTTAATTATAATAAAGATTTAATATTATAATGTTTTCTTAATTCTTTTTTGAATATTTTTTTAAGTTCATCAGTATTTTTAAATCTTAATAATAATTTTGAATATCCATGATTTTTAGCTAAATAATTAATTATATCTTCTTTTGTATATTGATTTGAATCATATATTTCATTTATAACTGAACTCATATTTGAAATATTACTTATATTAGATAACTTGTCATCAATTTTACTGTTATTTTCTTTAATTATTTTTGTATATATAAGTAATCTATCACCTTTATTAAAAGAAAAACAGAAATCATCTTTTTTTATTTTGTCTAATTTACATTTTTTAGTATTTAAACAAAAATTTTTATCTTTATTTAAATCCCAATCAAATGGCATTAAAGAACAAGGAGATATAGATGTAACTTTACTATTCCAACCATTATATACATATTTTTTATTATTACATGTTAAACCAGCAATAGCATGAGAACCTTTTTTATTATTATAATTATGTAATAAACAACTATCTAATTTATATTCATTTCCATTAAAATGAATTATATCTTTATAATTTTTAATTTCTTCTAAATTATTGTCATCAAAATAATCATCCATTTTAAAAACATTATTATTTGTAGTTTTATATTTCCAAAGATAATAAGGTTTATTTAATTTATATAAACTACTATGAAATAAAATTAAATAATCTGGTCCTTCATCTTCTAACAATTCTTTTAATTCTGTTTTTATTTCATATTCATTTATAATTATTTGTTTATTTATATTTATTTCTAAATAATCATTAAAATTTACAAAATATTCATTTTCATCATTATAATAATAAATATCTAAACATTTCATTCCTATATGTTTTAAATATTTTACTATATAATTAATATACCAACCAAAAGTATATTCTTCTTGTAATTGTTTTTTATAAACAACTTTAAATTCTTTATCTTTATTATATATTAGTTTCAATAATATTTGTTCTGGTTTTATTTTTTCAAATATTTCTTTAAGTTTTTTATTATTTCCATTATTACTTTCTATTATAATTGATTTTAATATTCGTTCTAAACTATTATTGTCTCCCCATTCGTTTTCTCTTATTTTTTGTAATAATATATTTCTCGAACCTTCGCTATATAAAGAAGCCATTAAAATAGCATTAAACCAACAAGTGCCTGTAAATTGTGGTATAACATTTATATTATCGCAAAATTTTTTTTTAGTAATTTTTTTATCTATTACATATATCATTATTTTAGCTCCTGTGGCAAAATTATAATTATATTCATTTCCTATATCATCTTTAATGCTAAAATCTTTATCATTAAAATTATTATTATTAATCCAATCAAAATGTTCATATATATTATTAATCAATGAATCATTTATAATATATTGTTTGTCTTCTGTTATAAAACCTAATATAGTTTTTTGATATTTATCTTGTTTATTATTTCTCAATAAACAAGCAATAAGTTTATAGCTTAAATTATAATTTATATTATTTTTAGAATTAGTATAATTAAATATAGATATATTTTTATTTTTTTCAAAATAATGTTTTACATGTAATTTATATTTAGTTGTCAATAAATAATCTCTTAAATTATTATAATAGTTTCCCAATTGTTCATTATAATTATAATCAGTTACTATTAAAATATCAATATTTTCAATATTTTCAATATCATTTATATATGATTTATAATATGAATCATATAAAAGATGTTTAATATTTTCATGATTAAAATTTTTATCAAATGTATAATATTTATATAAATTTGGATAATATTTATTATCATCTAAATAAACTAAATCCATTACAGATAAATTTAAAGATTTAAGTGATTTCAATAATTCAATTATATATAATTCAAAAAATGGTAAATCATAATTACAATTATTATTTTCTTGAAGTTTTTTAAAAATAATTTGATTTAGATTATCTTTTTTCATTAAATATTCGAGATTATCGTTTGTATTTAAATTCGTTTTAATAACAAAAATACCTTCTTTTAATTTGTTAATATCAAAATAAGTTTTTTTAAAAAAAAATATAAATATTTCAAGAACTTTATACCAACAAATATAATTCGTAATATTTTCTTCTTTTAAATAAAAATTTTCATATTTTTTTCTTTTAAATAAAGTTTTTAACATTGTATTTTATATATGAATACAAATAAATAAAAATAATTAATTATATTTTTTCATTATTTTTCTTTTGTTTATATTAGCTCATCCTGTTATAATACCTTCACTATTTTTTATAATATTATGAATTATAATTTCCTTTTTATTTTTTAAATTATCAGGTATTTTATCATCCTTTATTACTAATTTATAAATATTTAATAATTTATTTTCTTCTATTTTAGATAAAAAAAGTTCTAAATATTGTTTATTATTTTTAAATTCATATAAATTATATATTTTATTATATTTTATATAATCTTTTATTAATTTTATTAAAAGTTTTTTTAATATATCATCTTCTTTTTTGAATAATTTATTAAATAAATAAATATAAAATAATTTATATTTTAAATGTATAGTTTCATTAGTTAATTCTTCTATTATATCAATATCATATCCTATTTGTTTCAATATTTCTTTTAATTCTTCTATTTCTTTTTCTTCTAAATTATAAAATTCTTTTATTAATGGTGATATTGATTTTGAATTATATAATATATTAGATAAACTTGATTCATCTTTTTTTTCTAATGATTCATCTCCTTTTATTCTAACATAAATAAGAACTCTATCTCCTTTTGAAAAATTAAAACATAAATCATCGTCATCAATTTCATCTAAATTACAAGTTTTTTTATTTAAACAAAAACCATCATTTTCCGTATATAAATTTCGTTTCCAATCATATTTAAATAATTTACAAGCTTTATTAATTGTTTTTAAATATTCATATCCATAATTAATTTTATTTTTTGTATTATTCCAACCATTATACACATAATTTTCATTTCCACATGTTAATCCTAATATAGCATGATTGCTTATTTGTAATATATTATAATTTATTAAAATACAACTATCTAATTTATAATTAATTTTATTAACTTCAATTATTTCTTCATAATTTTCTATTCCAAAAGTTTCTTTATCATATTTAAATTCATTTTCATTTAAACTTATTAAATTTTTTTCTGGTATTAAACTATTTAAATCTTCATGATATAGTAATAATATTTCAGGTATTTCATTTGTTTCATTTATTCTTAATTTTTCATTTAAAATATTTTTATATACATTTCCATATATATAATATAAACTCAAAAATTTATAATTATATAAACTTAATAATATTGAAAAATAATTAATTAAATATCCATAATTATCAATATCTTTATTAAGTTGTTCTTTAATATAATCAATAACTATTTGTTGTTTATTTTGAATTAAAAATTCCATTAATAATAATTCTGGTTTAGTTTTACTTTCAAATAATTTTGTTATCTTTTCTGGTTCAGTATAATTATATTTTAACATATATTTAAAAAACTTTTTCATTTTATCTTTTTTAATTTCTTCTTTTGTCCATTCAAGACTTAATTCATATGTTATTTTTCTTGTTTCTTGTGAATATAATAAAGCCATTAACATAGCATTAAACCAACAAGTTCCAGATACTTGCGGTATAACTTCTAAATTAGAACATGATGATAATTTAAATAACTTTTCCTTTATTTTATCAATAAAAAATTTATTATTTTTTGTTTTATCAATTGTTGTTGTTGAATATATATAAGAATATAATTTAATTAAGTCTTCTTTATTAAATTTTAATAAAGCTACAGAATCTATTTCTTTAATAATTATATCATCTAATTTAAATAAATCAATAAAACTATAAATTTTTTTATTTTTTAAATAATCTTTTATTAATCTTTTTACAAATGTTATTTCATCAGTTAAATGTGAAATTTTAAATAATTTTTTATATTTATCTTCTAATTTTGTTAATATATTTTCTCTTGTAAATTGTGATATATCCAAAAAATTATATCCAATCTCTAATAATAATTGTTTTAATTCATCAAATGATTTATATTTTAATTGATAATAATCTTTTACATATTCTTTCATTGTTTTTGAAGAATTTTTTAATGATTTACTATCAATTTCTTCTTGTTCTTCTTGTTCTTCTTTCTCATTAATTTTAACATAAATTAAAATTATGTATGAATTTCGCGTTCCTGTATTTATATCATAACCAAAATTAATATTTAAATTTTCATATTTGAATATTTTATGTAATTTACAATCTTTTTTTCTCATATTAAAAGATTCTTGACTTGTATATAATGCTGTTTTCCAATCATATATATATTTATTACATCCATCATATATATAATTATCATTATTTATTGTTAATCCCATTATTAAATTATCTAAAAAACATGCTTCCAATTTATAATTAACACCATTATAATTGATTATTTTTTCATATGTAGGTATACCTGTTGTAGATGAAATAGTTATTTTTTCTTGTAAAACACTTTCTTTTAATGTTATATATTCTTCTTGTTCGTTAGAATAATATATAGGTATTTCATTAAAAATTTTAAATAATTCTTCATTAAATAATATTAAAATTTCTGGATGTTCAGTTGTATATGGATAAGGATCTATATCAGTTTCAAGACGCAAATCAGTATATATATCTTCTCTATTACTTAAAATTAATTTATATAAACTATTGTCATAATAATATAAATCTTTAAAACTTATTTTAAATGTTTTGAGTATATCAATTAAAAATAAAATATTTATATATTCTATAATATACTTAAAATTAATTGCCTTTTTTGTTATTTTATAAAGAAAATCTTTATGAAATATTTTTATATATTCAAATAATAAGTTATTATTTAAATATTTATTTACATTATCATAATCATCGCATTTTTTAAGCAAAAATAAAAATGATTTTATTATTTTATTTTTTTCTACTTTTAAAATATTTTTCTTAAATATTTCTTTTAATCCATCACAATTTATTAGCAATAGTATTACTAATTTAAACCAATATATATATTCATCCATATCTTCTTATTATATTAACCGAAAAGATAAATGGTATTTTTCATATTTATTTGTAATGTCTCTTTAATTCATCTTCTAATTTTAATTTTAATTCATCCAAATCTTTATCTTCTAAATCTTTTTGTTTATATCCATGTCTTTTTATTAAATAATTTATTATATCATCATTTAAATAATCTTTTAAATCATACACATCTCTTATTATTGAACTCATACGAGATAAACTATTCGATTTTGATGATTCGCTTATATTTAAATCTATATCTTTTTCATCTATTATTTTTGTATATATAAGTATTCTTCTTCCTTTATTAAAAGAAAAACATAAATCTTCTTTGTTTATATCATCTAATTTACATTCTTTTTGATTTAAACAAAAATCTTTATTTTTATCTTTCTTTAAATCCCATTCATAGGCAAATAAAGAACAAGGAGAAATTGATGTATAATTCATATTCCAACCATTATAAACATATCTTTTATTATTACAAGTTAAACCAACTATTGAGTGTCCATTATTAATTTCATCAACATTATAATTAAACAATAAACAACTATCTAATTTATATTTATTGCCATTAAAATCAATTATATCTTTGTAATTTTCTATTTGTTCTAAATTACTTTTATTAATAAAACCATCAATTTTAAAATCTTCTTTATTTTGTGTTTTATATTGCCAATCGTTATAATAATAATAATTAAATTTATCATATAATCCACTATGAAATAAAATTAAATAATCTGGTCCTCCATCTTTCAATAAATCTTCTAATTCTTGTTTATTTAATTCATTATTAAAATTCTCATTTTTGTTAGTTATAATAATATCTGATTTATCATCATAATATTTCACAGAATAATTATGATAATTTACAAAATATTCTTTATTTACTTGATGATAATAAATATCTAAACATTTCATTCCTATATGTTTTAAATATTTTACTATATAATCATTTATCCAATAAAAATGATTTTTTTTCTGTAATTGTATTTTTAAAATTTCTTTAAAATCATTATCATATTTTGATATCATTTTTAATAATATTTTTTCTGGTTTAATCTTCTTATATAAATCCCTTATTTTTGTTTTATCTGGTTTATAACTTTGTATTAATATAGATTTTAATACTTTCTGTAAACTATCTTTATTACCCCATTTATTATCATTAATTTCATTTAATAATATATTTCTTGATCCTTGACTATATAAAGAAGCCATTAAAATAGCATTAAACCAACAAGTGCTTGAAAAATCTGGTATAACATCTAAATTAGTACATTGTGTATTTATTTCTTCTATTTCTCTTTTTGATCTTAATTTTGCTTCTTGGGCTTCTTTTTTTTTTAATTCTTCTATTTCTCTTTTTGATCTTAATTCTGCTGCTATATTTCTTGCTTTTTCAGCAACATCTTCTGCTTCTCTTCTTACACTTTCAAATTTATTGCTTATTTCTTCTGCTTCTCTTCTTGCTCGTTTTTCTGCTTCTGCTTCTCTTCTTGCTCTTTCTTCTTCTGCTTCTTTTCTTGCTCTTTCTTCTGCTTCCTTTCTTGCTCGTTCTGCTTCTCTTCTTGCTCTTTCTTCTTCTTCTGCTTCTCTTCTTGCTTTTTCTTCTGCTTCCTTTCTTGCTCGTTTTGCTTCTTTTCTTGCTCTTTCTTCTTCTGCTTCTTTTTTTTTAATATAACTTTTTGTTTTATTTAATATTTCTTTTATTTTTGCTCGTTTTTCTGCTTCTCTTCTTGCTCGTTCTGCTTCTCTTACTTGTAAATAATTATTATTTAATATTAATATTTTATCTCCTTTCGCAAAATTATAAGTATATGTATTACCTTTTTCATCTTTAATCTCGTAGTTTTCATCGGTATATTGACTTCTTATTGAAGAAAACCATTCAAATTCTACAAATATATCATCTTTTGAATTATCTATTATATATTGTTTATTATCATTAGTTTTAAAACCTAATATAGATCTATATTCATTTTTATTATCTTTTAATAAACAAGCTTTTATTAAATAATATTTAAATTTAGTTTTATAATCATATTCTTTTTCATCTAAATATTTACATTCATATACAGTAGAATGTAAAAAATCTATTAATTTATTAAAATAATCTCCTAAATGTTTATTATTATTATGATTATAAAATAATACTAATTTAGGTTCATTATCACCTGAAAAACAATTATTAATATCATCTTTATATGATTCATAATAATCATCATTTAAAAAATTATAAATATCATCAGTATTAAAAACTTTATTATTACTATAATATTTATGTAAATTTGGATAAAATTCATTATCGTTTAATTCAAATATATCAATAGTTTTATATCCTATTTCATTTAATGATTCAATCAAATATAATTCTGAAAACGGTATATAAATTTTAGAATTATATATTTTACTTAATGTTTTTAATTTTTGAATGTTATTTCTCATAATTTCTTTTAAATCTTCAATATTATATTCAAAGCTGTTTTTTATTATTAAAGCATATATATATATAATTTTGTTATAAGCATCTATAATTTGTTGTTTACTATAACTATCCGTGTATATTATAGTTGGTTTTTTAGTTTTTAAAAAACTAAACATTTAACTATTATTAATATTATATTCTTTTTCTTGAATGTCTTCTTATTCTTGATTTTAATTGATTTTTATTAAAACTTTTTATTTTTTCATCTGTATATCTATTACTATAATGATTTAATAAATATTGTCTTAATTCATTTTCTGTATAATTATCTAAATTATACATATCATTAATTATTGATTCCATATGAGATAAGTTATGTGATTTTGATGATTCACTAATATTCAATAAATCTTTTTTTATTTTTATTATTTTTGTATAAATAAGTATTCTATTTCCTTTATTAAAAGAAAAACATAAATCATCTTCTTTTTCAAAATTTAATTTACATTTTGTTTGATTTAAACAAAATTCTTCATTGTTTTTTAAATCCCAATTATAAGGTATTAATGAACATGGTGTAACATCAGTATTACCTTCATGATTTAAATCATTATATACGTATCTTTTATTATTACATGTTAAACCAACTATTGTGTGTCCTTTATTAATTTCATAATCATTATAATTATCTAATAAACAACTATCTAATTTGTATTCATT